TTTTAACAATATAACTAATGAGTATCTAGGATATGTAGTTATGAATAAAGGAGATGACATCTGTCGGGTTTTGATAACTCCTGAAATAAAACATTTCATAGATGCCGACGGCAATGAGATTATAAGTTTTAAATCTGATGATGTTAGATGCAACAATTTTACATACTACGAAAATGCTCTAATGGATATCATTGCTCAGCTGGTAGCAAAAATTAATTAGAAAGGAGAGATTAATATGAGCGAAAAGATGATGTTAACAATGCCAGAAGCATCAAAATTAACTGGCATAGGATTACAAAAATTAAAACAGATTGCTAGAGAATATGCCGATTTTCCTTACATAAAAATTGGTGTCAAGCACTTAGTAATTAAAGAAAAACTTCCTGATTGGTTTGATAAACACAAGGGAGAAGATTTATGAAGAAACTAGCAATAGTATTAGCAAGTATATTAGTTATATATAAAAGAAAAACATCTGTAGTAAGTGACCAAACAAATACAGATGTCTCAAGAAAAAATATTTAGGTAACATATTTCACTTAAATTATACATTAAAAAATTTAAGATTTCAAGGAGAAGAAATGAATATAAATGATTACAATTCTAAAAACACGGGAAAGCAAGTTCTAGTTTTGGGAGAAGACGATATAAAAGTTTTAAATCATTTTGCTAGTATTGCTAAAAGTGGAGAACTTAAAGGATTGATAGTTGCTGGAAAGTATGTTGGATTTACTGATACTTATAGACTTGCATCGATTAAAGATACTCATGAAGATTTACCTGGAACCAATACAGGTAATGCTCTTATGTATGATGTGCTAGATGTGTTGAAAAAAGCTAAATCTTTAGCAGTACTTAAAGATGGGAAACTTGCAATTCAAGTAGGTGTTGAAGTAACAGAATATGAGCCTATGAAAGATGTGAAAGTTCCAAATATTGCTACAGTTAGAGAAGGATTAGATTATGAAACTTATACTGAAGCATTTCCATCAATTAATTTTGCTGAAAATGTAGTTTGGAAGATGTTAAAAACTCCAGCTGGACAAGAGTGTTACAAAAAATACTTTAAGTTTGAAAATGGAAAAGTAATAGTTGAAGCTTATCCAAACGAAAACTCTAAGTTAGTTTTAGAAATATTAGAGCTAGAGAAAGATAGAACAAGTTTAGTAACTGATTTAGACTGTAAATACTTAGATTTGTGGTTTAAATGGACTAAAAATAGTAAGTTTGATTTAGCATTAGGAAAAAATAGTAACTGTGCTGTTAAGTTTAGTAAAAATAAGGTTGACTATATTGTTATGCCTTTATCGATGATGAAATAAGGAGTTGGTTAAATGTTCTTAATAGACGGAAATTATTTTGAATTGGTTTTAGAAGACGGAGATATTGCTGTTCTGTCAAATATTATGACGGGTGAGTCTCTGACTATGGATATTAAAGAACTTTGGAATTATGCAGTTTAAGGAGGTGTTCAGTATGCTGGAAAATAAAAAGTCTGTTGCGACTACCACATCATCAACAGACAACAAACCAATTTTTGATTATATATTACAACAAATTAATAAAAAATGCAAATAGGAGGATATAAAAATGGTAAAAGTAGAATTTACAGGAAGTGTGGAAGAAGTTAAAAAGGAAATAAGAGAGTTCATAGAAGCTAGCTGTACTGAGGTATTAATCAGTACACAAAAAGCTATTGGTGAAGCTTTAGACAATGCTAAATCTAAAACAGAAGAGAAAAAAGAAGCTGTTAAAAAGGTAGAGGAAGCTCCTGCTCAAAAACTACCAATAGCACCAGCTAAAAAAGAAGAAGCACCTGTAGCTGTAGCAACTCCTTTACCTACTAAGACAGCTGAGTATACTGCAGATGATTTACAAAGAATAGCAGCTGCTTGGATAGCGAAAGACATTGAAAATAACAGAAAAACTATGAAAGATTTGTTAGGTAAATTTGGAGTTAAAGCTATAACTGTTCTGCCTCAAGAAAGTTATGGAGCTTTTGTTCAAGAACTTAAAAATTTAGGAGTTGATATTTAATGGCACATGCACTATTAGGACCTTCTAGTGCATCAAGGTGGATGGCTTGTCCACCTTCTGTAAGACTCTGTGAGCAATTTGAAGATGTAGAGAGTGAATATGCAAAAGAAGGAAGCCTAGCACATGAGATAGCTGAATTAAAAGTGAAAAAGTTAATAGATCCTGGTTTAACTTCTAGAAAATTTACATCAGCTATGAAGAAGTTAAAAGAAAAAGAGTTGTACCAGGAAGAAATGCAAGGTTATACAGATGAGTATGTAGAGTTTATTCAAGAACAGATGTACTCTTACCCAACTACTCCTCACATATCTGTGGAACAGAAAGTAGATTTCTCACAATATGTTCCTGGTGGGTTTGGTACTGCTGACTGTATCTTAATCTCTAATGATACTTTACATGTTATAGATTTTAAATATGGAAAAGGTGTTCCTGTAAGTGTTGAAAATAATGCTCAGTTACTTCTGTATGCATTAGGAGCATATCTCGCTTATGAAATGATATTCCCTATAGAGCACATTAAAATGTCAATCGTACAGCCAAGATTAACAGGCACAGACACTTGGGAATGTAGTCTCGATTATTTACTAACCTTTGCTAAGAAAGCTCAAGAAAAGGCTGTAATGGCTTTAAATGGCGAGGGTGATTTTGAGTGTGGAGAACACTGTAAATTTTGTAAAGCTAAAGCTACCTGTAAAGCAAGAGCTAATGCTAATTTAGAACTAGCAAAGTACGAGTTTAAGTCTGTAGACCTATTAACTTTAGAAGAAATTGGAAAAATACTGCAAAAAGCACATGATTTAGATACCTGGGTAAAAGAAATAGAAAAATATGCTCTAGCAGAAAGTTTAAAAGGAAATAATGTTCCTGGCTGGAAGGCAGTTAATGGCAAAGGTAGTAGAAGTTTTAAAAATACAGATGACGCTATAAAAGTACTTAAAGAAAATGGAATTGCAGAAGAACTTTTATATGAAAGAAAGTACTTAACATTAGCTCAGATGGAAAAAGTAATAGGTAAAAAAGATTTTAATAATCTAGTTGGAAATTTAATAGTTATGAATGTAGGGAAGCCAACTCTTGTAGAAGCTTCAGATAAAAGAGAAGCTATAACAAACAAGATAAAGGCGGAGGATGAATTTAGTGCAGTTGATGATATTAATAATTTATAAAATAGAGGAGAAGTGATTTTTTATGGCAAATGATACTAGAGTAATGACAGGGAAAGTAAGATTAAGTTATGTACATTTATTTAAACCTTATGCAGCAGAAAAAGGGCAAGAAGAAAAGTACAGTTGTACAATTCTAGTTCCAAAGACTGATGTACAAACTAAAATGAAACTAGATGCTGCAATAAATGCAGCAATAGAAAAAGGAATTAGCAGTGTGTGGAATGGAGTTAAACCTCCAAAACCAACTATCCCTATATATGATGGAGACGGAGTGAGACCATCAGATGGTCAAGAGTTTGGACCCGAATGTAAAGGGCACTGGGTATTTACAGCAAGTGCAAAGATTGATTACCAACCTGGAATAGTTGATGTAAGAGCTCAACCAATTCTTAATCAATCAGAAGTTTATTCAGGAATTTATGCGAGAGTATCAGTGAACTTTTTCCCTTATGCTGTAAGTGGTAAGAAAGGAATAGGTTGTGGTCTAGGTAATGTACAAAAGCTAATGGATGGAGAGCCTTTATCAGCTGTAGGAATTAAAGCAGAAAATGAATTTGATGAGGTTGAAATAGATCCAGTTACAGGAGAACCAATTCTATAAAAAAACTTATAAGAAGGGCAGTTTTAATACTGCCTTTCAATTTCAAAAAAGGAGCGATTATGAGAACTTTAAATATAGATATAGAAACATTTAGCTCTGTAGACATAGGAAAATCAGGTGCTTATAAGTATGCAATGAGTGATGATTTTCAGATACTTTTATTTGCATATTCCGTTGATGGCCAAGATGTAAAAATAGTAGACCTTGCACAAGGTGAAGCTATTCCTGGAGAAGTATTAGACCTTTTAAAAGATGAGTCTTGTATTAAGTATGCTTATAATGCTGTCTTTGAGTGGTGGTGTTTGAATATGGCTGGAATAGAAACTCCTTTAGAACAATGGCAATGTACTATGGTTCACGGTCTTTATTGTGGATATACTGCTGGTCTTGCTGCAATAGGTAATGCTATGGGTTTACCACAAGATAAGAAAAAACTTACAACTGGAAGTGCTCTGATTAGATATTTCTGTATTCCGTGTAACCCAACTAAGAGCAACGGAAACAGAACTAGAAACCTGCCACATCATGCACCTGAGAAATGGTCGTTATTCAAAGAATATTGCGTGCAAGATGTAGTTACAGAAATGGAGATTGGCAGAAGATTAAGTGCCTTTCCTGTCCCTGAAAGAGAGTGGAAGCTTTGGGTGTTAGATACATTTATGAATGCATACGGAGTAAGAGTTGACAGTGAGTTAGTGAATGGTGCTCTGTATATAGACGCATTATCCAGAGCTAATTTACTAGAAGAAGCAAGAGATATAACTAAACTAGATAATCCTAACTCTGCTAAGCAACTATTAGAGTGGTTAGAAGAAGCGGGAGAAGAAGTGGAGAATTTACAAAAAGCTACAGTAGGAAAAATGATAGATACTCTAGATGATGGAAAAGCAAAAAGAGTTTTGGAAATAAGGCAAGAGCTTTCTAAGACATCAGTTAAGAAGTATAAAGCTATGGACGAAGCTATGTGTAAGGATGAAAGAGTAAGAGGACTATTGCAGTTCTATGGAGCCAACAGGACTGGAAGATATGCTGGAAGATTAGTTCAAGTACAGAACCTACCAAGAAATTATATAGAAACTTTAGATGTAGCTAGAGATGTTATTAAAAAAGGTGATGGAGAAATATTAGAAATGCTTTATGGAAACATACCTGATACCTTATCACAGCTTATCAGAACAGCATTTATCCCCTCTGAAGGTAATCATTTTGTTGTGTCAGACTTCTCAGCAATAGAGGCAAGAGTAATAGCATGGCTTGCTGGAGAAGAGTGGAGAATGGAAGTATTCAAAACGCATGGAAAAATCTACGAAGCCTCTGCATCTCAGATGTTTGGAGTGCCAATAAACACCATAGCAAAAGGTGAAGAAAACTATCATCTTAGAGCTAAAGGAAAAGTTGCCGAACTTGCTCTGGGATATCAAGGTAGTGTTGGAGCTTTAACTGCTATGGGTGCGGCAGACATGGGGCTGACTGATGAAGAAATGAAAGACATTGTTGATAGATGGAGAAAATCATCTAAAAGAATTGTGGAGTTGTGGTATGCGTTAGAGAATGCAGCAGTTGAAGTTTTAGAAACTGGAGAACCTCAAATGGTTAAGTGTGTAAAGTTAGCTAAAGAGTACGATTTTATTTATGGTCAAGACTTTTTCACAATAGAATTGCCGAGTGGTAGAAAACTTTTCTATCCAAAACCTTTTTTAAAAGAAAACCAATTTGGACAAATGCAGATGCATTACATGGGTATTAACCAAACCACTAAGAAGTGGGAAATTATCCCAACTTATGGAGGGAAATTAACGGAAAATATTGTACAAGCTATAGCAAGAGACTGCTTAGCAGAAACTTTGCTAAGAGTAAAAGATAAAGGTTGGCCAATAGTGTTCCATGTACACGATGAGATAATACTAGATGTTCCAAAATCTGTGGAGTTAGAAGAAGTTATAAAAACTATGACAGAAGAAATAAGTTGGGCTAAAGGATTAATTTTAAATGCTGCTGGATTTACTGGTAGTTATTATATGAAAGATTAGGAGGAAATTATGCATATAGGCGGAAAAATTAAAAAATATAGAATTGAAAATAATTTATCTCAAAAAGAATTTGCTGAAAAAATAGGTGTTACTCAAGGCTTTCTATCATACGTAGAAAATGGGAGACTTAATATAGAAAGCCCTTCTCTTGAAAAGAAAATACTAATTGCTATCGGTGAAGCTCCAGATGAAGATTTAAAAAAGGCTTTTGAAAAGAATGTAGAGCTTGCTAGTGATAATGTTCACTCACCAAAACATTATATGATACCAGGTTGTAATTTTGAATGTAAGGATCTATCTGACGCAATTGTCAGAAACATGCCTAACCCTTTAGGGACTAGAATTTGGAATGTAGTTAAGTACCTGGTTCGTGCAGAAAAGAAAAACGGATTAGAAGACTACAACAAGGCTGTTGAGTACTTGTCCTGGATAGAAAAAGGGAATGAAGCAGATGAATATGATAACGAAAATACTTTAGAGAACATTGCTGATAAATTAAAAACAGATTGGACTACTATCATAATGGGGATATGTGAGGGCTATACAGCTAAAAAGGCTATTTTAATGAATGAGACTTTTAGGAATTTAATTGCTTTAAACATTCCTGGAGCGATTAACTGCATATCTAAAATAATAGAACTTGAGTAAAAGGAGATAGCAAATGGAGAACTCGAGAAAATTAATAATATCAGAAGCAAATAACAGACTATCTAAGCAGTGGGTAACTACAGAGATTACCTGGTCTGAATTTGTGGAAAGATTAAGTAAACCTAAAATAACAGCTGAAACACTAGACGAGTTCTTATCCTATTCCAAAGCTAAGCAAGATGATATTAAGGACGTTGGTGGCTTTGTTGGTGGAAAATTAAAAGGTAATCTTAGAAGAAGTGAAGCTATCGAAAGCAGGAGTTTAATTACTCTTGACTTAGACAACTTAGCTTATGAGGATGATACTAAGATTATAAAAACTCTTAATAGTTTAGGCTGTGCTTATGCAGTGTACAGCACTCGTAAGCACCAAACTACTAAACCTAGGATTAGAGTTATTTTGCCCTTAGCTGAAGACGTGTCTGCTGATGAGTATGAACCGATAGCAAGGAAGGTAGCAGAGTCTATAGGATTACGTTATTGTGATCCTACTACCTTTCAAGCTGTTAGGTTAATGTACTGGCCTAGCCATTCTACTGATAGCGATTATGTATTTACCTATGCAGACAAGCCTATGCTAGATGGTAAGGCAGTTCTTAATATGTATGCTGATTGGAGAGATGTAACAACATGGCCAGAAGTTCCTGATGCTCAAAAGCATCATTTAACTTTGCTGAAGCAACAAGAAAACCCTTTAGAAAAAGAGGGAATGGTAGGGGCATTCTGTAGAAGGTTCAACATTTACCAAGCAATAGATGAGTTTTTACCTGGAGTATATGAACCCTGTGATATACCTGATAGATTAACCTTTGTGGGTGGAAGTACTGCTGCTGGAGCTATTGTGTATCAAGATGGACTTTTCTTATACTCACATCATGCCACTGACCCTTGTAGTCAAAAATTAGTAAATGCTTTTGACTTAGTAAGATTACATAAATTTGGACATTTGGACATCCAAGCAGATATTAAAACTCCTGTGGCCAAACTACCTTCTTGGCTGGCTATGAAAGAATGGGTATTCGCTAAGACTCCAGTCAATTCTGATTTACTTAAAGAGAGAAGACAAAAAGCAATATCTGAATTCTCTGTCTCTAATAATCCTGATGTAGATACAGTTGAAGGTATAGTAGTTGAAGAAGACGATTCTTGGACAGCAGAACTTGTATATAACTCGAAAGATAATACGAAAGTACTTAGTACTCTTGCTAATATAATGCTGATTTTAAGAAAAGATAGAGAATTAAAGTTTAAAATTTTCAAGGATATTTTCTCTTCAAGAATACTGGTAAGAAAAGATGTACCCTGGGATAGAAAGTTTGAAGCTGACGATAGGCTATGGACTGATACAGATGATGCAGGTCTTAGGTGGTATTTAGAGAGTACTTATGGTACCACGTCTACAAATAAAATTATAGATGGTGTTAATCTGATTGCAGAAGAAAATGCAGAAAATAAGGTTGCTACTAGAATTCAATCAACTTTATGGGACGGGGAAAAAAGACTAGAAACTTTATTTATCGATTATCTAGGCTGTGAAGATAATGTATATACTAGAGAAGTTTCAGAAAAATCATTAGTTGCCGCAGCTAAAAGAGCTATCTATGGTGGGATTAAATGGGATAATATGCCTATTTTAATAGGTCCGCAAGGTGTAGGGAAGAGTACATTTTTAAAAATTTTAGGCATGGAATGGTATAACGATAGTTTAGTTAATGTGGAGGGTAAAGACGCTTGCGAGTTAATCCAAGGAAGTTGGATTCTAGAAATGGGAGAACTTAGTTCATTAAGAAAATCTGAAATGAATTTGGTAAAAAACTTCTTAAGTAGAACTGATGACGTCTTTAGAGCGTCGTATGGGCGTAGAGCCCAAAAATATCCGAGAAGATGTGCATTCTTTGGAACAGCAAATGATACTAACTTTTTAAGAGATGAAACTGGGAATAGAAGATTTTGGCCAATAGATTGTTTTATATTTAAGCCTAAAAAATCTATTTTTGATGATTTAAAAGATGAGTTAGAGCAAATATGGGCTGAAGCTTGTGAACTTGCAAAGGATAAATCTTATAATTTAGTTCTATCAAAAGAAGCATTAGAATTAGCTGTAAAAGAACAGGAATTGCACTTGGAGGACAATGTATATAAGGGTATTATTTTGGATTACTTAGACAAGAAAATACCTAAAAATTGGAATACTATGGATTTATTTGCTAGAAGAACATATCTGAACGAATATGAAACTATGACTCTACAATATGATGAAAAAGATTTGGTATTAAGAGATAAAGTGTGTGCCGCTGAAATATGGGAAGAAGCTTTAAAAATGGATATTAGATATCTAAAAAAGAGCGACAGCATTGAAATTAATAAGATTTTATCAACCTTATTTAAGTGGGAAAAGATAAAACAAGCATCTAGGTTTGGAAAATACGGAGTTCAAAAAGGTTTCAGAAGAAAAATATAAAACTAAAAATTTTGAAACTTTCTAAGTGTAACTTTTTTAAAATGTAACTTTCTATAAAAAATGCTTGTAACTCTCTTTTTTGATGTTACATAGAAAGTTACACAGAAAGTTTCATAAAAAAACATTGATATTATTAGTATTATTATATATTTGTAACTTTGTAACTTTCTTTTCTATATTAATATATAAAAATAAAGAAATAAAGGGTATATATAGTCTATAAAATCTATAAATCCTATATTTATATATATATATAAGAAAAAAAAGAAAGTTTGTTACATTTCAGATTGGAGAAAAATCTATGAAAAAAAGTGAAAGTGAAATTGAAGCATATTTAGTTAAAAGTGTAAAAAATAAAAAAGGCTTGTGTATGAAGTGGATCTCTCCAGGAAATGCAGGAGTACCAGACCGAATAGTTATAGTTCCTGGGGGAGATGTCTATTTTGTAGAGCTGAAAGCAGAGGGGAAAAGAGAAGATTTATCTCCTTTACAGAGAAATTTTATGAATAAACTTAAAAACTTAAATTGTGATGCAAGAGTTATAGCATCTTTCAAAGAAGTAGATAAGTTTATTGAGGAGGTGATGCATGATGAAGTTTATACCGCATGAATACCAAAAATACTGCATTGATAGAATGATAACTGATGATAAGTTAGGGCTTATGTTAGATATGGGTCTAGGGAAAACTATTATAACTCTATCTGCAATAGCAGATTTAAAATTTAATAGATTTGAAGTTGGAAAAGTATTAATAATAGCCCCAAAAAAAGTTGCAGAGGCTACCTGGACAGACGAGATAGCAAAATGGGATCATTTATCCTTACTAAAAACATCTCTTGTTTTAGGGGGGCTACAGAAGCGTATAAAGGCACTTGCAAAAACAGCAGATATTTATGTGATAAATAGAGAGAATGTTACCTGGTTAGTCGATTACTATAAAAATGCATGGCCATTCGATATGGTGGTACTTGACGAGTGGTCTAGCTTTAAAAATCACCAATCGAAAAGATTTAAAAGTTTGAAAGTTATTAGAAATAAAATAAACAGAATAGTTGGACTTACGGGTACACCTGCACCTAATGGATTGATAGACTTATGGGCTCAATTGTATCTACTGGATCAGGGAGAAAGACTAGAAAAGACTATTGGAAAATTTAGAGAAAGATATTTTGAACCAGGGCAAAGGAACAGAACTGTAATTTTTAATTATGATGCCAAAGAAGGATCCAATGAAGCCATACATGAGAAAATATCCGATATATGTATATCTATGAAAGCAGAAGATTACCTAGAACTCCCTGACATAATCTATGAACAAGTACCAATAGTTTTAGATAGCAAGGCTAAGAAGTCTTATGATGAGCTTGAGAAAAAAGCCATACTTGAGCTTGAAGACACTGAAATTACAGTTGCAAATGCGGCTGCACTTTCTAACAAGTTATTACAATTAGCAAACGGAGCTATCTATGATGAGAATAGAAAAGTCTTTGAAGTCCATGACTGCAAGATTGAAAGATTTTTAGAGCTAATAGAACAGTTAAATGGGAAACCTGCACTAGTATTCTATAATTTCCAACATGATAAGGACAGAATAATTGAGGCTTTAAAAGATTCTAAATTAAGAATAAGGCTTTTGAAAACTCCACAAGACCAACTAGATTGGAATAAGGGTGAGATAGATATATTACTAGCCCACCCAGCAAGTGCAGCTTATGGGCTTAACTTACAAGCTGGAGGTAATCATGTGATATGGTTTGGGCTTAATTGGAGCTTGGAATTATATCAGCAGGCTAACAAAAGACTACACAGACAAGGGCAAACAGAAAAAGTAATTATACATCACTTGGTTTGTAAAGAAACTAGAGACGAAGATGTAATGGAAGCTTTACAAAACAAAGGAGATGTACAAGAGGCACTTGTTGAAAGTCTGAAAGTAAGAATTATGAAAGTCAAAGAAGCTGAAAAGAAAAACAAGGAGCAGATATGAGAACATTTGGATGCATATATTTCTATGTTTCTGGTGGAAGTATAGAGAAAACACAGGACTATGGAAATGAAAAAGACGATAAAAACTATAAACTTGGTAATTACTTCTTAGATAGTACAGAAGCTAGACAGGTACTAGATTCTAAAGAATATAGAGAATTTTGGGAAAGAGTAAGAACAGGAGAGATTGGAAATGATTAAACTAATAAAAAATAGTGAAATAAACAAAACAACAAGATATAGATTTTATGGGATTAGATGCAATTGTTGTAATAGTACTAATAATGTAAATGTACTAGAAATTAGAGCAGAAAACTCTAGTGGAGGTACAATAATTGATATATGCGATAAGTGTCTAATTGAATTAAAAGAACAAATAGAGAAACTTGGAGGAGATGAATAATGACACAAGAAATAATCAAAATAGTAGGGATAGAAGTGCAAATGCCATATCATAATGAAGTATATATAGTTGGTGAGAAACCTGAAGGGCATGGATCTATGATAGTAAAAAATGCAGGTATTGTTAAAGAGATAAGATTGGCAGATGATGATGATTCAATTCAAGAAAGAGATGTCATTTATATAAAAATGGAAAAAAATGGAATAATATTAGAATTATCCACAAGTCAACCAGGTTTAAGAATAATTTGGAGTGATGAAAATGTGGGTATGTAAATTTTGTGGATGTACAGAATTTGACATAGAAAGAAAAATCATTGATAGAGATTTTGACAGTAAAAAAAATACATTAAATATTAATGACA